GTGCTTGAAAGCCGATTGCTGTGTTGTTGTCTGCTGTAGTAGTGGTAAATAGTGCAGTTTTACCGACAGCTGTATTGTTATCTCCTGTAGTGTTTGCTGCTAAAGCATCATTTCCAACAGCGACATTACTGCCCCCTGTAGTATTAGCGTCAAGTGTAGATTTTCCTAGTGCTGTATTGGATGAGCCAGTAGTATTTGTATCAAGTGCAGCCGTTCCAACAGCAGTATTTCCTGTTCCTGTAGTGTTTAAATTAAGTGCTAATCCTCCTACTGCGGTATTATTATTTGCAGTGGTATTTGCTTGTAATGCTGCACGACCAACTGCTGTGTTGTAACCTCCTGTGGTGTTAGCTTTGAGTGCTTCAGAACCAAAAGCAGCATTTTGACTGCCTGTTGTATTAGTTAATAATGATTCTTCTCCAAAAGCTGAGTTTTGTGTTCCTGTCGTGTTTGCTCCTAAAGAATTATAACCAAAAGCGTTATTATTATTTACTGTAGTATTAGCATCTAAAGCACCAGCACCAACCGCAGTATTTTGAGTACCTGTAGTGTTTAAATATAAAGCAGCAGAACCAAAGGCAGTATTGTCATTAGCTGTTGTATTATTTTCAAGGGCAGAATCACCCATTGCCACATTACGAGTTCCTGTGGTGTTATCTGAAAGTGATAGATAGCCGACTGCGGTATTGTATGATGCTGTAGTGTTAGCATCTAATGCACCAAAACCTACAGCGACGTTGTTAGCCCCTGTAGAATTCGTCCTTAATGCGTAATAACCCAAGGCTGTGTTGTTTGCTGCTGTGGTGTTAGAATACAAAGCTTCTGTGCCTACGGCTGTGTTTTCTGAGCCTGTCGTATTAGAATAAAGAGAGTATGTACCCAAAGCCGCGTTGTTTGCAGCAGTTGTGTTTGCAGTTAAGGCTTGATAACCGACTGCTGTACTATTATTTGCGGTGGTTGCAGCATCTAAACTAAACGAACCTATCGCTACATTTCTTGTGCCTGTTGTTATGCTTAGTCCAGCATCATTACCGAAAGCATCGTTAGAACTTCCTGTTGTTAAATCACTTAATGCCTTATGTCCTACACCAGTATTATTAGTACCCTCAGTGCAAGCATCACCTGACCTTTCGCCTACAAATACGTTTTCATTACCTGTAGTTATTGCTTCACCAGCAGCTTTTCCCACAACTGTATTACTGTGTCCTGTGGTTGCTGTTTTAAGAGCATTAGAACCAATAGCAGTATTATCAGTCGCTGTAGTTACTGCTGTACCAGAATCATGTCCTACAAAAACATTGTTTGCTCCTTCTGTAACTGCTGTACCAGCTTTATCACCAATCGCTACGTTATCTGTTCCTGACGTTAGTGAATCTAACGCTGTATCTCCTAAAGCTGAGTTACCTGTAGATGTTGGGTGGTTTCCATCTAGTTTAATTGTTCCGCCATCTACGGATAAATTTCCACTAACAGTTAGTGCAGCTGTTGTGGTTGTTCCTGACAAACCTAAATCTGTAAATGAATCTACAACCGCAGCACCAGAGCCAGCACCATCTAGGTACACCACTCTAACTTGCCCTGTAGTTATTGTTACGTTAGCACCTGATCCTTGAGAAATATTAATAGATTGTGAGCCTGTAGTTGCGTTCTCAATAACCATTACCCTAGATACAGTATTGGGGGCAATGGTAAGTGTTCTTGTGGCACTTAAAGTAGCTGATGAAGTAACCTTAAAATATAAGGCTCTAGCTGGATCAGTAGATCCGTCTGCTACTGTTGTAGTAGCATCTGCGTCAGAACTAAAGCAGTCTTGCGTATTGTAACCAAGCGCCTCACCAATCAACTCCAGGTTGGTGTTTGTACTTGTTCCCCAAGTTCCTGACTCATCCCCAGTAGCAATTTCTTTTAGTCTTAAGTTATTTACATAAGTAGCCATTTATATCTCCGTTCATTTGATTATATTACCTTTCTTTTCCACTGTTAAGCAACTTCTTCCCATCCTGGATCTTGTGCATCGTTTACACCAGTCCAGGTTGGATCCTGTGTATCTGTTACCCCTGTCCAACTAGGATCTTGTGCATCATCAACTAGGCCCCAAACGAGTATTTGACTAACAGCTCCTGTTGCTTGTACTCCTGTTAAAACTACAATAGCTTGAGCATTTATAGTTAATGTGCCTTCTTCTCCTGTTCCTCCAACACCTGTAATACTAATTACGTTGTCTGTAACTGTGCTTACACTTCCTAAAGCCGTGGTGGCTGCAACACCTGTAGGGAATACGTTAGCATCACCTGTTACTGTTTCATCGCCTAATGATATTGTAGAAGCCGTGCCTGAAACACCTGTTATTGCAGCACCTGCAGTAATTACATTACCAAGTGCTGTTGTTCCTGCTACTCCTGTTACTGAAGTATTAGCTATACCTGTAGCTGTTAAAGAGCCTATTCCGCCTGTGCTTGTTACTCCTGTCGGGAATACGTTTGCAATTCCAGTAGCAACCAAAGAACCTAGACCGCTAGTGGCTGCAACACCTGTTTCAGTTACAATTGCACTTGCAGAAACAGTAACTGAGCCTAGTGCAGAAGTTGCTGCTAAACCTGTTTCTGTAACATTAGCTTGTCCTGTAGCTGTAAGTGATCCGACCGAACCTGTACAAGTAACACCTGTTTCAGTTACGTTTGCGTCACAAGATACTGTTTCTGTACCTAACGCAGAAGTACCTGCAACACCTGTAAGGTTTACAGTTACATTAACTATTGCGGGCTGACCCCAGGGCCCTTCGCCCCAGCCAGCTCGACCCCAACCTGACATTTGTAGGTTACGCTATTCTTATTACTGCGTTACTTGCGTCTGCTGTTGGAAATTGAATAGTAAAACTTCCTGCAGTTGATGTCTTATCTCCACCAAAATCAAACACCGCAACAGCTGGGTCACCTGATGCAGAATCGTTAAATATCATGCACCCTCTAGCAGTAACCGTTGCTGTTCCAAATGTAAGATCGGCAAAATCTGTAAACGCTGTGGTTCCAGAAGATGTGGGATTAACATTAGTCAACGCTGCTCCTTTGGCAGTGTAGTTCGTTCCAGTAGCTTCGTTCGTTGTTGTATACGCTGTAGTAGATGCACTCATTGTGGCACTACTGGTATATAAAGCTAAATTAAACGTGTTTCCGCCTGAAGCTTTAAAATTATGTACACCCTCTAAAAGTTCTTTTTTAAAAGAAGTGCACATTGCTTGTGTTATAGCCATTATAGTCTCCTAATAATATTAGCTAGGTCTTTTTGACCTTGTTTTTCTAACTCATTACATATTGTACAAACATGGTTTTTTACAGCCTCGTTCATGTAATACATAATTACTTTTTTGCATGCTTCCTTAAAAGCATGTGCTTGTGCCCTAATGGGTGCAGGGGCCGTGTCGCTAATGGAGACTAATCTATTAGTAGCCATTTCTGCAACTTCTTCTACAGTGTGCCCTCTGTGATTTGTTGTAGTAACGCTAAGATTACCAACTTCTGTTTCTGAATCAAGTGAAAACATTAATATTCCTCTGGTTCTGGTGGTAAATCATTTCTATCTATCATTCCAATAAACTGTTGTTCTTCTTTTATTATATCAGACCATTTACATACACTCATCCTACCTTTGTCCATGTAGGTTACAACGGGGTCTTCTAGTCTATGATAGCCGTATAGCTTTTCTTTTGTAGGAACGTCTGTCTCAAGTAAATTAGATCTGGGAGCAACAGATACTTCTATGCTATTTTCCATGCACTTTGCTAACCAAAACTCACAACAAGCCTTACCTGACTCTGCAAAGTGCATGTTGGTCTTGTAAGTAAAGTCTACGCCAAAGACTGTTAAGTGACTTACCTTGTTCCATAAAGCAAACGCTATAGCGTAAGCAACTGTATTATTAAAGTAAGCGCATCCTAAATCACCAATTAAAGGACCTAACGGGAACTCTTCTGCAGCTGGTACACGCTTGTCCAGCTCGCATGTATAAATAGGATAGTCTATCTGTGGTAGATACTTTCGCATAATCTGAGTCATGCTACCTGCGTCTTCTGTATCTAAAAATCGAGACATAGGATCCAGTATGAAAGCTCTGTCCACCTCTGGTAGTACACTCACCATAGCGTTTATGGCCCACACTTCATCAAACGCTAAACTGTGTGTCCTGGACAAATGATAATCTATTTGACTTTGACCCATTGCTACAAGCGCAATGTTCTTACCTTCCAATTCTGGAAGTGGCTCTTTGAGCATTAGGTAACAGGAATACGAACTTGGTCGTACCTATACTGACTTTGTGTTCCTGCTCCCTCTGCAGTATTTTTTAATCTTGCCAGAGCGTCCTCGAACCTCTGATTGTATAAAGCTGTTTCTGCTGGATCCATTTTTAAGAAAATAGATGCTTCGGTCAAACAAGCATACAGCAAAGCTATAGGGGCATTTTCAGATAGCCATGTTTGACCACTATCTCCAGCTGCGGTTAAAGAAGCTGGTCTATAAAAATAGTGTAATTCAAATGTGTAATTGCTATCAGGGGTAGGTGCGATAATAAAACTGTCGCTATCAAATTCTGCATAATACTTTGGTCTTCCTGTTACAGCTCCTGTCGTGGTTGGTTTGTACGACCTCATAAAGCTAACTTGTTTCAAATTAAGGTAGTGATATGTATCGCTATCTATTACAGCCAAACTAAACGGAGCTAAAAAATCTGTAGGCATGCCTAAATAAGGTGTGCCAGAACTAGCTGTTCCAGTTACGTTCTTTTTAAAATTATCTAACCAAACACCTTTTAAAATTCTTTCTTCGGCTTGTTCGATTATTATATTTAAGTTATTTACAAACGTTGTTTCAGAAGTATCTACATAATCCTGTATCGCTGTTTTTAATGAACTATATGTAAATCCTGCCATTATACTGGTCCCGCTGTTACGCTATCTCCGCCACCTGTTACATCACCTGTAGTGGCTGTTCCTGTAGATGTAAACTTATATTCGTTAGCATCTACTACAGTTATTGTATATCCACTTGCTGCTTCAAGTACAGTAGTCGTAACGCCATCAACAGCTTCTGTATCTCTAAATCTTACTGTATCTCCAGTAGTTCTGCCATGTTTAAATTCTGTAACGGATATAACTGTGTTTGCTCCAGCGTCTCCTGTTCTAAAAGGATTTAAAGGCAACAACGTTTGAGCAAGCCCTACTGTGCAATCTACTCCGCCACCTCGTCCTCCTGACGTACCTGTGCCTGATGTAGCGGTAAAGGTGTATGTGTTGTTGTAATAATTTAACAAGTCATCTGTAGGATTAGCTGTAACGGTTATTGAGTAGCCATCAGGGTCTTCTATAACGCTGCTGGTAAACCCATCAAACGCATCTACATTTCTAAATCTAACTTTATCTCCTGTGCTTCTGCCGTGATTGTCTTCAAACACTGTGATTACTGCACTACCTTGTGTTGTAAGGAATGGATTGTTTACAAGAAGACTTTGAGCAGAAGGCTCGGTTCTGTCTGGTCTAGGATTTAATAAAGCTTGTGGATCTGCGCCAACAGGGGGTGCCTCTAGTTGAGGCTGCTTAGGATCGAAACATTCTGGGCACGTTTTAAATCCATCCCATTGTTCTTGCAACTGATGTAAACGATACCTTTGTCCGCAGGTATCGCAGATTCCGTAAGCTCGTCTACCTGATGCAAATGCCATATCATATTATAAGTCTAGGAGGTAAGAATTTAGAACTAACAGAATCTATATCTTCACTAGCTGCTCTGTCCCATTCTTCGTCATAAACTGATTTTAATAACTGTATCCTATCTGGAGCTCTTTTCATCGCTATGTAATAAGCAAGTCCTGCCGTCATACAAGGCAAAAATCTAAATACCACTTCCATATTATTTGTGTAGTCCCCTGCATCTTGCATTCTTGTCAGTGCATAGTATTTGATTACATCGGTAGAGTTTTCTGGTGTAGGGTACAAATAAAGTTTTGGTGTGATATGTCGTTCTAAGAAAAATTGAGTAGGCCTAGCTTGGTCAGTCTTGTTAGGGGTATAAAGATAGTCTGACCTACTCAACCTCGACATTTGAAAATCTGTGCTGTCACGAGTAATGACAGCAGAAGTTATGTCTATAATGTCTGTTCCAAGGCTTACCTCATTGGTTCCTTTAGTAACAGTAAAACTGTGCTCAGCAATAAGCCATTGATTCAATCCTCTGTTTGCCCACTCAGCAATCATAATGTTTAGTGAGCGTCTTGCTGTTTCTAAATCGTATCCTGTACGTAACTCAAGACCGCATCTTTCGTATGCTTCTTCTATAAGTTCATCAATACTAAGATTGAATGACGTTGTTCCTGATGTTGCCATTATTCTTCTTCCTCTGCGTATAGATTATCAAATATTCTATTAACATCCAACGTATAATCTAGATCGGACTTAGAATAATGTATATGCGCTGATGGTTTAAAATCAGGTGCGCCTTGTCCTGTTTCAAACCAAGCTGGATGTGTAACTCTCACACGGTTGTTTGGTAGTGCAACTATGTTTCCTGTCCAAGGTCCTGCATCTAACAACTCCATAACGTGACTTTGTTTATGTTGTGCAGGATCATCTGCTATTTCATTTTCTGCGTAATCTACTGTGAACAAGTATTTAGCTGGATACATTTGTCCACCTATCTTTGCTAACCAAGGACATGGTGTTGCCCTATCTATAACGTAAACTGCATGATTATGAGAGGAGCAGTCCCAAGGTTGAGCATCATGTACAGCCATAGGTTCTGGCCATTCGGTAAATGGCGTGTCTCCTACTAAGGCAGTAATAGGCATTCTTGCCCACATTGCACCGCCATACACGTTTTCCATTCCTTGTTCTTCCTGTTCTTCGGAAGGAACACCTGTAAAAATAATTTGAAAACTAAGACATCTACAAGGCATTGTTGTAACACCCACGGCCATGGCGTGTAAAAACTCGCCATGAAACCGTTCGTGGTTGTGAGTGTACTCTTTCCTTACCCAACACTTAAAGTGGGGTATGTTGCTATGTAGGTAGGCCACTTAGGGCTTTCCGCCTTTTTTCCCGCCTTTTTTATTACCTTTGGTATTCATAGCGATTACACCGCCCATTCTATAGCCTTTGGTTGACATTTGACCACCAGCGACTTTACCGCCGTTTTTCATACCTTTGGACTTCATTTTACCGCCTTGAGCGTAACCTTTAGTCTTTTTAAACATATCTAATCCTTAATTGTAGTATGCAACAAAAAAGTCGCAGTTAGTCAAAGCTACATAAGCCCCTTCTGTAAAACGACAACCCATGCCTGGTATGTAGTGATCGAAAGATTCGTTCGCTGCAGAACCAAACTTAAACTGAGCTATTATCCTAGTGCCACTAGCACCTGTACCATCATAAATAATGATTTGTGCATCAGCAGCACTAGATTGAGCTTGTACAGACTGTATTCTTATCGAGCCTAAATTAGTAGCAGTTCCAGCTCCTGATGCTCCAATGTAACCTTGAAGCTGTCCTGAGCTAGTTAAAGGAACGGATGCTTTTACATCTGAACTCATATTAGTCTCCTATTAAGCGTCAGCAAATGGTGTAACTATAGTTCCTGAACCTAAAATGATTCCTTCAACAGCATACTTAGCAGAAGCTATTGCAGTTACTTTTACGATACTACCAGCTAATCCACCTTTTGTAGTTCCATTCATAGTGATTACGTCATTAGACGCGCCAGATATGAAAGTTTTTCCTGTAGCATCATCTTTACCAGTGTAAAGTCCACCTACAAACTTATCTGTTCCATCTGTTTTAATATCCATGTCTGTAGCTGCAGTTTCTACTACAAAGAAGAAACTAGCTCCTAGGTTATTAAGTTGGTTTGGATCAGTAGAGTCACTTGGAGTGGTAGCTACAATTGAAGGTAAAGTAAATTTACCATCTGCGTCATTACAAGTAAGAACTTTACCTGCGTGTGCAGCTACTGTAAGTGAAGTGTCAGCTGTTAAGCTAACAACAGAAGTGCTTCCCGCTGTTATAAATCCAGCCAAAGATCTGACTGGTCCTGAAAATGTTGATTTAGCCATATTTTTCTCCTAACTAAATGTGTTACACCATCTTGGAGTGAGTCTGCCGAGTCAGTTGGTATAACAAATTATCTCGGTATGAGATTATCGTATCAGAAAAAAATAGAGTTGTGTAGAAAAAAGATAAGGTTGCTGGGTTGAGTAAGAAACCCCCAGCTGGGTTCCATATACTAAGTT